TGTTCCAGGTCGAGATAAGACATGGAAAGACCAAACCATAGCAAATACATCTCAGCTTCAGTTTGACCAAGAATTTGGGAATACATTTTTTGGAACAGGTGATACATTAATTAATGCCGAAACTTTATTAAAACTTAGAGCGAAAAATCCTATTCGTTATCTTGAAGGCGGTGACCTTAAGATTTACGAAGAAACACAAAAAGGGCATGAATATATCATGCTAGTAGACGTTTCGAAAGGAAGAGGACAGGACTATTCTACATTTAATTTAATCGATATTAGCTCTAGGCCATTTAAACAGGTTGCTGTATATCGCAATAACCTTATCTCTCCATTACTCTTCCCAAACATTATTTATAAATGGGCGAATTCCTACAATAAAGCTTATGTAGTTATTGAGTCAAATGATCAGGGTTCTCTTGTAACAAATGGCCTCTATCATGATTTAGAATATGAAAACATGCACGTTGAATCTGCTATTAAAGCAAATGCTCTTGGCGTTGAAATGACTCGTAAAGTAAAACGTTTAGGCTGTTCTGCATTTAAAGACGTATTAGAAAATAATAGATTAGATATAGTAGATGATCATACTATTATGGAAATATCTACGTTTGTTGCAAAAGGGCAATCTTACGAAGCCTCTCCTGGAAATCATGATGATTTAGTTATGAATTTTGTTATGTTTGGTTATTTTGTATCGACACAATATTTTGCTGACATGACTGATATTAATTTAAAAGAAATGATGTTTAAACAAAAAATGAAAGAAATTGAAGATGATTTGCCTCCATTTGGATTTATAGACGATGGACTAGATAATCTTCCAACTCAGGAAGAACTCGAAGGTAGACAGTGGGCCATTGAGTATGCGCCGGATATTTAAAAATTATAAATACTATCAAGTGAATATTCGTATTATGGACCCGCATATAATTTAATTTTCGGAAGAGGAAAAAAATCATGGCATTTTCAGAATCTCCAGCAATTACGGTAAGAGAAATCGACGCGTCTGGCGTAGTGCCAGCGGTTTCTTCTTCAACCGGTGGTTTTGCTGGTAATTTCAGATGGGGGCCAGTCGAACAAGCTACACTGATTAGTAATGAATCTCAGCTAGCTGCAACGTTCGGTGCACCATCATCTGCAAATTCTGTCGATTTTCACTCGGCAGCGTACTTTCTTAAGTACACAAATGCCCTTCAAGTTGTTCGTGTTTTAGGCGATAGTGATGGCTTTAACGCATACAACCACAATGAAGCGGCAGCAGGATTAAATGTTAGAATCAAAAACGAAGACGATTTCAATAATGCAATTGCAGGATTTGATTCCGACGAACATACTTTTATTGCTAAATGGCCAGGTGAACTTGGTAATAGTTTAAGAGTTTCTCTATGTCCACAACAAGATGCTGATTCAGCATTCAATGGTTGGGCATACAAAGATAATTTCGATGCAGCACCTGCAACATCTTCATTTGCTGAAGGTGCAAGCGCTGTAAACGATGAAATTCACGTAGCAGTTGTAGACGCTGATGGTAAATTCTCAGGCACATCTGGTACAGTTCTAGAAACATTTCCATTTGTATCACTAGCTTCCAATGCTAAGACAGCTGATGGTTCAACAAATTATGTAAGAGACGTAATTAATAGAACATCACGCTATATTTGGATGGCAGGTTTCGATTCAGACTATAGTGTTGCTAATGCTGGTACTGCGGCGACAAGTGGTAAAGATTACCAACTTTCAGCTGGAGTTCTAGATGCTAAAAACTATGATTTAGATTCAGGCGATGAATCTGAAAATATGGATGTAGGAGATTATATCACAGGTTTCGATCAGCTTGAAGATAAAGACGCTATCCAAGTTGATATGTTAATTGCTCCTCAAATGACGTCAAGAACAGATACTACTACTATTGTTAACGATCTAGTAAGTATTGCTCAAGGAACACGTAAAGACTGCGTTGTTGTAGCTTCACCTGCTCGTTCAGACATTGTTGGTGGATCTGACCCTGTAAATGATACCGTAACTACTGCGGGAACATTTACTTCTTCTTCATATCTAGTAGTTGATAACAACTATCTAAAAGTATATGACAAATATAATGATGAGTTTATCTTTATTCCAGCTAACTCATCAACTGCTGGTATCATGGCAGCTACAGACGTAAATGCAGCTTCATGGTTCTCACCAGCTGGTCCACGTCGTGGTCAATATCTAGGTGTTACAGGTATTGCATATTCTCCAAATAAAGCTGAGAGAGATGTTCTATATCGTAACGGTGTTAACCCAATCGCAAATATTCCTGGACAAGGTTTATTGCTATTCGGTGATAAAACTAAACTAGCAAGACCATCTGCATTTGATCGTATTAACGTACGTCGATTGTTCTTAACAATTGAGAGAGCTATTTCTCTTGCTGCAAGAAACGTAATGTTCGAATTTAACGATGAGTTTACTCGAGCAGAATTTGTAGGTATTGTTGAGCCCTTCCTTCGTGACATCAAAGGCCGTCGTGGTATAACTGACTTTAGAGTAGTTTGTGACGAAACAAACAACACGGCAGCAGTTATAGATAGAAATGAATTCGTTGCGACTGTCTTGATCAAACCTGCACGTTCAATTAACTTTGTTACTCTTAACTTTGTTGCTGTACGTACCGGCGTTGATTTCGCAGAAATCGCTGGTGTATAAGGAGAAAATAGATGGCAGTTTTAGGAGTCGACGATTTTAAATCAAAATTAGTTGGTGGCGGTGCTCGCCCCAATTTGTTCAAAGTTACTTTGAATTTTCCAACATACGTTGAAGGAAGTGATGCAGAACTAGCATCTTTCCTATGTAGAGCTGGCCAGCTTCCAGGTTCTACAATTCCTGCTATGCCTATCGCTTTCCGCGGTAGACAGCTACAAATGGCAGGCGATAGAGTATTTGAACCATGGGCAATTACTATCATGAACGATACTAATTTCACTGTTCGTAACTCTATTGAACGCTGGATGAATGGTATTAACGAACATTCAGCTAATACCGGCCGTGTCAATCCAGCTGATTATCAAGTAGATCTTACGGTTGATCAATTGGATAAAGACGAAGTAGTTTTGAAAACTTATAAGTTCATTTCAGCGTTTCCAACAGCGCTATCTGCAATCGATCTGGCATATGATGCGAACGATCAGATTGAAGAATTTACTGTTGAGTTTACGTATCAGTATTGGACTTCAAACACAACTACTTAAATAGTATAGTTTTGAGGGGCGGCAACGCCCCTCTATATTCTATTAGGATGAAATATGGCCGATAATAACTCATTAAAAATATTTGGCTTTGAAATTCGAAGAGCCAATCAAAAAGAAGAAGACAAGAAGTTACAGTCTATAGTCCCTCGTCAAGATGACGACGGGGCTGGTTACGTTACTGCTTCTGGTTCTCACTACGGTCAATATATTAATATTGATGGAGATGATTCTAAAGATAATCATCAATTAATTATGAAATATCGCGGAGTGTCAATGCATCCAGAAGTTGATGCTGCTATCGAAGATATTATTAATGAATCTATTTCTGCACAAGAAGATGAACAACCAGTATCAATTGTTCTTGATAAGGTTGAAGTGTCAGATCAAATTAAAAAAGGAATTACCGAAGAGTTCGATAACATTATTTCAATGTTAGACTTTGCGAATAATGGCCACGACATGTTTAAACGTTGGTATATTGATGGCCGTTTATATCATCATCTTGTTGTAAATGAATCTAATATTAAAGCAGGTATTCAGGAAATTCGTCCTATTGATTCTGCAAAGATTCGTAAAGTAAAACAAGTAAAGAAAAAGAAAGATCCTGTTACAGGAGCTAATATTGTCGAATCAGTAGATGAATATTACATTTATCAAGAAAAGCCAGGTCAACAAACTTCTGGTGTAAAACTTTCAAATGATTCAGTTAGCTATGTGACTTCTGGATTACTTTCAGCAGATCGTAAAAAAGTAGTTTCACATTTACATAAAGCTTTAAAGCCAATTAACCAACTTCGTATGATGGAAGATTCATTGGTTATTTACAGGCTTGCGCGTGCACCTGAAAGACGTATTTTTTATATTGATGTTGGTAACTTACCTCGTGGTAAGTCTGAGCAATATATGAAAGATATTATGGCACGATATCGCAATAAACTTGTATATGACGCAGATACAGGACAGATTAGAGATGACAGAAAACATATGTCAATGCTCGAAGATTTCTGGCTACCAAGACGTGAAGGTGGAAGAGGCACTGAGATCTCTACTCTACCAGGCGGAGAAAACCTCGGACAGATTGACGATATTATCTATTTCCAAAAGCGTCTTTATCGGTCTCTTAACGTACCGATTAATCGCTTAGAACAAGAAGCACAATTTAGCTTAGGTCGTTCTACAGAAATTAGTAGAGATGAACTTAAATTCCAAAAGTTTATTGATCGTCTTCGTAAACGTTTCTCAATGTTGTTCTTAGAGATTCTAAAGAAACAACTTATAATGAAGGGTTTAATTACTGAAGATGATTGGAATGAATGGAAAAATGATCTTGTAGTCGACTATATTCGTGATAACCATTTCACAGAACTAAAAGATGCAGAACTACTAAGAGAAAGATTACAGACACTTGATCAAGTAAGTCAATATGTGGGTGAATACTTCTCAAAAGAATGGGTTATGAAAAACGTTTTAATGTTTAACGATGATGACATTAAACAAGTTGCTCAACAATCTAGTGAAGAAGAACCTACACAAGATGATGTACCTGAGGAATAATTTTATTATAAATAATAAGAAATGGAGATAATTAATTATGGAAAATATTGAACAATTGATCCAACAAGCAGCTGATCAAGATTTTGCTACAGCAAATAATACTTTTGCTGAAATTATGGCAGCAAAAATGAATGATGCTTTGGATCAAGAACGGATTAAAGTATCCGGTCAAATTTATAATGGTCTTGAAGAAGAGGATCCCGAAGAGGAACAACTTGAATTAGATCTAGATGATGAAGATGTTGAAGTAGAGTCTGAAGAGGATGACGTAGATGTTGACGACGCAGTTGATACAGAAGACCCCGATGAAGACTCTGAAGACGATTAGAGAAGCTGTAAAGAAAGAACGTACAGTTTTTAAAAGAAAATATGATGGCTTTAGATTAGAAATCATTCAGAGATTTGATAAATTTGAAGCTTATGTAGACGGTGAAAAATTAGATACATACGATACAAAACAGCATGCACAAAAAATGCTTATGCAGTTTGTTAGGGAAGTAGATTAATGAAGCTTATTGCTGAATACACAGAAAATGATATTCAATGCTTGGTCGAAGCCAAGGAAGATGGTACAAAGAATTATACCATCGAAGGTGTATTCGCGCAAGCTGAACAAAAGAATAGAAATGGACGTATATATCCGAAGGCTGTCATGGAAGGCGCCGTAAAGAAATACGTCAATGAACAAGTTAAAACAAAACGGGCTGTTGGTGAACTAAATCACCCTGAAGGTCCTACTGTAAACTTGGATAAAGTTTCTCACCTTATTACTGATCTTAAATTTGAAGACAATAATGTGGTGGGTAAGGCACGTATCTTGGACACTCCAATGGGACAAATCGTTAAAGGTTTGCTTGAAGGCGGTGTGCAGCTAGGTGTCTCAACTCGTGGTATGGGTAGCCTTGAGAAACGTGGCGATGCCATGTATGTCAAAGATGACTTTATGCT